CGAGCTTGTACCGGCTGGCGGAGACGTATGAGGTGACGATCTCAGCCCTCCGCGTGCGGCTTGAGCAACTGGGGCTGCTCTACGTGGACAAGGACGGCAAGCTCTACGAGTCGAGAGATGCCGCCTTGGGACAAGGGAGATTCAGTTTTTGATTGGGGGCCGCGTTTTTTTAGGGCCTGTATGTTGGGTTGAAAGTCAACGCAATAGCTTAGCAAGGAGATGGACGCTGTGACGAATGATTACGCACCGAGGCAGTTCCTCCGGCAGGTGCTCAACGCACTCCTGCGGGAGTACTTCACCCATCGCAATGTGCTGGGCGAGGTCGATTGGGACAACTTGAAGGAAACAGAGATCGAACCGCTCTACGAGAAGTGGCGCGATTTGCCGGAGCTGGTTCGCAAGGGGATCGAGAGCGATTTCCGTTCCATCCACGCGATGGGTGTGCCCGAGGGGACGCGCGCTCTCATCGAAGAGGGGCGCTTCCATCAACTGGACCTGGCGCAAGACCTGGACCGATTGGACGGACACCTGAACAAGGCTTTCTGGGTTTTCGTCCACCACAACCAGGTCTTTGAGGTCGTCGCGCGGCTGCATCGAGCCGACCACCTGAGCGACCGGTATTGGCGCAAGCGGAAGGACATTCCCAAGAAGCAGCCCGACCTGTCACCGGGGGCGTTGGACGAACTGGCCAATGCCATTGCTGCCTATTACTGGGAGCACCAGGGCCGCGGCAGCCCTTGCCGCGCCGAGGCGTACTTGCGGGCGGGTCGTTATCACTACGTCTTCGTTTATCCCAAGGACTACTCAGACACCTTCATCGGCTACGATGACAACGGCCGCTTCGAACGCCGGCCCCAGAATCCGGCCTTCGAGGTGATATACGTCTACGATCCTGAGGGCGGGACCCTGGAGCTTTATGTCCGGGGCGACAAGAAGATCGTCAGCGATCTTCAGGAACTATTCGGGCGCGCCATTCTCCACGAGGAACTGGGCCAGGAGGTGCGGAACGCCGTCGCGTATGAACTCGAGGGACTCAAGCGCCGGGACTTCGCCTTCCCGACGGATCCGGCAGACCGCGTCCAAGAGGTCAAAGTCAGCGCTCTCAAGGTGTCCCTGGTCGGCAATCACAAGAAGCGGATCACGTTCGAGGTTGACCCGAGGGGCGCCAAGGACGATATCCACGATCTCATCGAAACCGCGTTGCACGAGCGGCGCCTGCCAATGTCCATGATCCGCGTCAACTCTGTGGTGATCAGAATGACCTTTGAGAACACGGACGGCCACGGCCGTCCTTCCAAGGCGCTCTCGTTTCGCGTGTCGCATCCCAACTCCTGCAACTTGAAGGACTCACCGGAAGAACTGATCGCGAAGAAATACCTGAAGGAGTGGAAGATTGAGCGAGCCTGATCCACTGGCGCAGATCTGGGCCTGCGCGGATGCACAGCAAGCGCGGTTTTCGGGTGCCGAGGTCGCCGCCTGGCCGGATGGGCACGCGGCGCTGCTGATTGCCGCAGGGCTTCTCCGGCGAGATGACAACGCCACAACGGTTGTGTGCGACGCCTGCCACGAGGGGCACGTTGAGGAAGTCGTATTGGTCGAGAGCCCTCCTGGCTCTCAGCTTCGCGCTTACATCCACTGCCCTGAAGCTGGGCGCATTCCCGTTCCTTTGGACGTCCTCAAGCAATGGGTGGCGGACTTCGATGGCCTCGCCAGGGCTGTGGTGAGAGGCCTGGACCTCGCGGGGGAGGTCGAAGAAATCGTGCGAGCACGCCTCTGGTTCTTGGGCAAGACGACCATCGGCGGCAGGTCGCGGGACGTCTTTCTCGCCAGAGGGGCCACGTGGATCGATGCGCCCGGCGTCTTCGGTGCATGCGAGCGACTGAACAGCTGCAAGGGCGCGCTCGTTCTCGTGCCCGGCGAAGTGCCGCCGCAGGACGCTTGGACCGGCGAACCGCCGGCCGTAGTGCCGCTCAAACTCGTCGCTCGCCTGGAAAAGGATCGCCTCACGTTTGACCGGGATCACCTGGAGGGCCTTCTCATAGGCAGCCGAAGAATGGCGCCCATCAAAGCGCAAGAGTCGTTCCCGACGCCGCCAGGCACGCGGTGGGACGAGGTCATGGTCTGGGTGACGGACTCCACGATCACCGTTGAGGCCAAGCGTCGAAGCCGGGACTTCTCGTTCCAGGCGGCTGGCTTCGAAGAGAAGCGGAAGCGCGGAGTGCCGGATGTCATCTGGACCCTCCTCAAGGTGTTCGCCATGCACGGAGGCGAGATCCCGTTCAACGGGGCGGGGCTGAACCATAAGACCCGGACGAACCTGAAGCAGTACGTGAGCGTGCTCCGGCAACGGCTGCGAGCGTTGATCCCCGGCATTGACGGCGATCCTGTACCCCACGTCACGAGCGAGCGCTGCTACAGGATGGCGTTCAAAATCGCGAGCCAGGACGGCGTGACCTTCCCCGTGCCAGACGGCACGAAATGGCCGGACGTGACCATCACCCTCATCGGTTCCGGCGCGATCCGTATCTCCGTCCCCGCGACCGAGCGGTTTGCGGCATCATCCTACGTCGGGGAACCGGGTGGTGAAGTCCACCAATGGGAGGCGGCCGAACGGGCGTCCGAACTGGAGCGCGAGTACGATTTGCGGGTGCTGGGACTGGCCGACGGCGACGGTCGGCCGAACGCCATCGGCAAGGCGCTGATCGAAGTTCTCCGCGCTGATGGTGTCACGAAACGGCCTGCCGATGACGAGGCGATGCTTGGACTCTGCGGCGTGCTCACGAAGCTGATGGCTGGGGTCGAAGGCTCTCCTTTTGAGTTTGCTTCTGGCAGCCAGAGGTGGATCGCCCTGTTCCAGACCTGCTGCCAATAGCCGCCGGTCATTTCTGACCGGCCGTACACTCCTGCTTCCCTCGCATCTTCATCCCTGAAGCAATCTCTTATGCCCCGGAATTCCAGGCGGTTACTGACAGGTCCGATGGCGCGCGCCTCACCTGTAAAGCCCTTGCGGTGATTTCTGACCCGAGCGCTTCATGCGCTCGGAAAGAAATGACCGTGAACAACTCGAACAAGAACTCCGTGGCAGCGCCTACCAGGCGCTTCTTAACAAACTGCAGGTTACGCAGCTCTTCCTCCGCCGCTTCCGCACATGGGCCGACGTCATCGCCTTCATGCGGGAGGGCACCTCGACCGACCCGTGCAAGGACGAGGTCCTCCGCCCGATCTTTGAGGCCCACACCCAGGACGGAGATCCGCGCTGGCGCACGATTCTCCTGGTGATCTTCTGGCCCGGCCTGGAATCGATCCACTTCCAAAAGCGCGGCTGGGACCCGGACCCTGAGGAGCGCTGGCAGAACATGATCTGGACCTTCCTCCAGGTCCTCTGCCGAATTGACGTGAGGCGGCGGCCCGACCGTCTGGTGCAGAAAGTCTACAACGACACGGTCCACCGGCTCCACGATGAGTACCGGCGCGCCTGGGAACGCGCAGACCGAGAGGTCGCCGCCGGCCCCGAAGAGATCGAGGCGCTCGCCGGCGGCACGGCAGGTATCGACACTTCCGTCATCGAGCTGCGCGAGGCGCAGGAAAAGGAGATCGAGCGCCTGCGGCAGCACATGGAGGCGGGTCACATCACCGAGGCGGACTTCTTGCTCCTTGTCGGCACCCGCGTCTACGGCCAGTCCGTTGCGGACTACGCCCGCGGGGCCGGACTCGACTACCAGGTCGTCAAGAAGCGCCGCCAGCGCGCCGAGGCGGCTATCCGCCGATTTGAAGGGGGAAAGCGGTAGGCCAGTAGTCATTACGTCCAGAGCAGTCGTTGCAACTGCCGAGAGATCTCATTCATCGCAGTTTCGCGTCAATCTCAGATATCCATTCCTTGACTTGGTCGATCTTCTGCTCGATCTCTGCGATCCGCTCTTCTTCTTCACTAATCCAGCCATCCACGCGATCCCGGTAGGAATCCGACCGCGCAGTGCTTCGCATATCGTGTAGTTCTGAAAGATGGCTTCGGCGACGCTCCAGAGCACCTTCAAGTCGATCAAGACGGTCTTCCAACTTGGCGCGATTGTCCCTCATCCGCGTTTCCCACGCCTCCCGCTTCGCCTGACGCGCCTCCCAGGCTGCTCGTTTTTCACGACGATAATGTTCGATTGCCTGCTGTCTCCCCGTTTTCCAGGTGTCCCATGCGCTGCCGAGCGAGTCCGACGCACTACTCAGGGCATCGAACGCCTCCTTCTTATGCTTACCTAGCATCTCGGCCTTGTTTTGGGAAAGGTAAGCCCAGCCCTCTTTGAGCGCTTTGCTGCAGCGGTCAAGTTCGAGCTTGCGCTCGTCGAATGGCCCAAGAATCGCCTCCATCCCAAGCTTGATCACTAGGGACAATCCGCCAGTGGCGATGGCGAGAATGGCGTCAGCCGAGTCTGACGAAGGGGTGGCCTTGAAAGCATAGGAGCGAATATGTTCCAGATGCCGCTCTGATTGACTGATTCGCTCGCTCACTTCCTGTCGAGCCCGCTTCTGGCACTCTTTCACTCTCGCAACGATGGACTGGAATCGATCCCAGGCCGCTTGGCGGTCCTCGGGGCTAGGGAACCGCGATTCCTTGAATGCCTTCCCGATATTTCTGATTTCCTCCCAGACGTCACTCCACTTTGCCGTTTTGCCTTCGGCTGCGTCGGCAAGGCTCCGTAAAGAGTCAAGCAGCGCCTCAATACCTGATCCGTCCCTCATGTCTGCGGTTCTCGATTCTACATCCTGGCGAAAGACTCCGGCTATGACATTGCCTTTAGAGCCCCTGCCTGTCCCCGTGCGGGAGCTTTCTCCCCCTTTTAGCCTTCGGAGGCCAGTGACGTGACCGACGCCATGATCAGCAAAGCCGAAGCCAGAGAACTGATCAACGACCTCTTCGAGGAGGAGGCGCTGATCATCGGCGGCCTGGTTGCGGTCCACCAAGTCGAGGACGACCTGGTTTGGCGGCTTGTGAAGAACCTCGACGTGATTCGCGGGAAGGTCCTTCGCCGCCTCGAGGACAAGTCCTCGGCCGATGGGGACGGTGCGTCGGCCCGGCGGACCAACCTGAAGCCCCATCCGGCCATCGAGGACTTCCTCCTCGCGTTGCGGAGGACGTAGCCGGTGCCGCCGACTTCCATCGAACGGAAACGCCACTACCACACGCTCTCCGAACAAGAGACCGACGGCGTGGTGGATGCCGTGGCGGATCTGATCGTGAACTTTCTGAAGGGCAGCCGCGATCCCGAGCGGCGGCCGAAACGCGGGCAGGAACCACGACGTGAACCAGACGCCGCTTTGCAGCACGAATCTCGCTGAGGCCGCTGCCAACGCTGGCGCGCCCGTGCCGGCGGAACGCCGTCCTCAGAAGCGGCAACTGAGCTACACGCAGCTCAACATGTTCCTGCGCTGTCCGCGACAGTACGAGTACCGCTACATGCGCGGGCTGAAGGTCCCTCCCTCGGGAGCGATGGTCCAGAGCCGGGTGTGGCACGAGACCGTCGAGTTCAACTACCGCCAGAAGATCCACTCCGACCGCGACCTGGGCCTCGGCGAAATGCAAGAGTTCTTCGTGAGCCAGTTCGACGCGGCACTCGCCAGCGAAGAGGTCGCCTTCGAGCCGGGGGAGAAGGCCGGCAAGCTCAAGGACCAGGGAACCGCCATTGTTGCCGCGCACCACAAAGCCATCGCGCCGGCGGTGCGGCCACTTCTCGTTGAGGAGCACTTCACCGTGGGCTTGGGCGAGGACTTCCCGTTCGACCTTGCCGGCGTGTGGGACCTGGTCGAACGCGACGGGACCATCGCCGACAACAAGGCTTATTCCAAGACGCCGCAACAGGAGGACCTGGACAAGGATCTTCAGTTCACCATCTACGCGCTCGGTTTCCGCGCCACTCGTGGCGAGATTGAACCCGGGCTGCGTATGGACGCCATCGTCAAGACCAGAAACCCCAGGGCGGTCCAGCTCCACACGAGGCGCACGAACGGCCACTGCCGGTGGCTCCTCGGCTTGATCGAGCAGGTCGGCAAGGCCATTGCTTCGGGGATCTTCTACCCGAACCCCAACGGCTGGCACTGTTCGCCCAAGTTCTGTGGCTACTGGGACCGCTGCATGGGACGGAAAAACGGGAGGTGAAATCGTGAAGACGAACGTGACGCTGCCTGATGAGCCGCAGCCCGCGCCGGCGGCGCAGGAGGCGGAAGCGCCAGAGGGCGTGATTGCGGCGAACAAAGAGAAGCCCATTCATTTGGACTTCTCCAGGAAGGAACAGGCCCGATCACCCTTCCAGAAGGCCCGGTCGCTCGATCGGCGACTCAAGTTGTTCCTCTGGGGCGACTCCGGCGTCGGCAAGACAACGCTCTCGCTGCAGTTCCCCAAACCCGTGGTCATCGATCTCGAGGGCGGAACCGACCTCTACGGAGAATCCTTCGACTTCGACGTCCTGCGAGCCTCGACCGCGGACGAGGTCATGGGAGCTGTTGAGTGGCTGCTGACGCACCCGCATTCCTACCGGACGCTCGTCATCGACCCGATTACGGTTTACTGGGACGCGCTGCAAAAGAAATGGTCGGACATCTTCCTGCGCCGGAACAAGGGCTCGAAGGGCTACAAGTTCGAGTTCTACGACCTGCAACCGCGCGACTGGATGACGGTCAAGGCGGAGTTCAAGGACCTCATCCGCAAGCTCATCGCGCTGGACATGAACGTGATCGTCACCGCGCGACAGAAGGTCCAGTACGCCGACGGCGCCTTCATGAAGGCCATCGGGGAGACCTTCGATGGTGAGAAGTCGCTGCCTTATCTCTTCGACACCATCGTGCGCCTCTACCGCGATGACAAAGGCCGGTACCTGGGCGAGTGCCTCAAGGACCGCTCTAATCGGCTCCCGCCCGGCGAATTCGAGTGCTCGTTCGCTCGCTTGGAGGAGATCTTCGGGAAAAAGACGCTGGCGCGCAAGGCACGGCCTACTCTGTTCGCCACCGAGGAGCAGAAGCGGGAGATTCGGGAGCAGATCGCGCGCTTCGGGATTACGCCGGAGCAGGTAGCCCGGCGGCTGGCCGCTTACGGGGCGGAGGGCCTCGATGAACTCACCGAGGAGAACGCACGGATCATCCTCGCCAAGTTTCGATCGGCTTCCGCCTCCAAAGGCGGGGACTCAACTTCGATTCAGGAGACATAAGCATGCCCAGGATTGATTTCAATCGAGTGGACGACGTCCAGGACTTTTCGCCGCTGCCGGACGGGCGATACCTCTGCCGCCTGGCGGAGGTCGAGGAAGCGGCAACCCAATACGGCGACGAGATGTGGAAGCTGCGCTTCGTGGTGGAGTCCGGCCCGCATCGAGGGCGCTACATCTTCGACAACATGGTCTTCAGCGACGCGGCGCTCAAGCGGGTGAAGCTGATCTGCTCCCGTCTGGGGATCGACGTCTCTGGGGAACTCGACCTGACGCCCACCTTGATCAAGGGGCGGAGCTGCTACGTGACGGTCGAGACCGAGGAGTATGAGGACTACGAGGGCAACACGAAGCAGCGCAACGTGGTCCCCTTCGCCGGCTACGACCGTGCCGACGGTGCGCTGGCGCCGGCGTCGCCGAAGGCCGAGCAGCCGGGCGGCGAGGACGATTCGGAATCGGATCTGCCTTTCTAGGCGCCGGCGATGCGCGACGGCCACGAACAACTCCAGGGAGTCTTATCGGCCATCAAGTTCCACCAGGCGAACTTTTTGATCGGCGTGCTGGAGGATGGGACCACCGTGAAGGGCAACATGCTCTCGCCGCAGGTGGGGCTGGAGTACACGTTCCGCGGGCGGCGGGAGCGGCACCCGCGATGGGGCGAGCAGTTCGCCTTCATGGACTACCGCGTGTCGTATCCCACCGACCTGGACGCGATCAGGTCCTACTTGATGGAGAACTGCAAGTGGATCGGGCAGGAGATCTCCAGGCGCCTCGTCAACGCCTACGGGAAGGAGACGCTCGCCGTCTGCAAAGCGGACCCTGACCGTGTCGCCTCCGAGATCTCGGGCCTGACGCTCCGCCGGGCCCAGGAGATCGCGGCGATGCTCAGGAACAACGAGGCCAACGAGAACCTCCAGCTCGCCCTCAAGGACCTCCTCGGCGGCACGAAGGTCAACCGCCGCGCGGTGAACCAGATCCTGGAGAAATGGGGCCAGGACGCGCCGGCCCTCATCCGCGAGAACCCCTACGCGCTCATCGAAGCCATCGACGGGATCGGGTTCCTCACGGCTGACGACGTGGCCCGGAAGATCGGCTACGACTTCACCGGCGCACCGCGCATCCGGGCGGGCGTCATCCACACGCTCAAGGAGCAGGCCTTCGGCCAGGGCCACACGTGCCTCCCCCGGGCGAAGCTCCTGGCGGAGACCCAGGCGATCCTGGCGGTCCCGTCCGAGCGGATCGCAGCCGAGCTGGGGCCGTTAGGGAAAGACGGCCTGGTGGCCTCCGTCGATGGTTTTGTCTACCTCAAGAGCTACCACGACGACGAGAAGCTGATCGCCGAGAAGCTGAAGATCCTCGCCCGCCAGACGCTCCCGCCCGGGCAGCCCGACTTCCAGGGCCTGGCCGGCGATCAGAAGGAGGCGCTCGCCAAGGCCGCCTCCAGCGGCGTCTTCATCCTGACCGGCGCGCCGGGGACTGGTAAGACCTTTACGATCAAGCGGATCATCAGCTCGTTCCCGGAGGCCCGCGTGGCACTCGGCGCCCCCACGGGCAAGGCGGCCAAGCGCGTCTACGAGCAGAGCGGGCGCCTTGCGCTGACGATCCACAAGCTCCTCGAGCCGCAGAAGGTTGGCGAGAGCTTCGTCTTCACCCGTAACGCCGAGAACCCCATTGAAGCGGACCTCATCATCCTCGACGAGGTGAGCATGGTGGACACGCCGCTCATGGCGCGCTTCCTCGAGGCGGTGGCGCCAGGAACGCGGCTCATCCTGGTGGGTGACACCTACCAACTCCCCTCCGTCGGTCCAGGGAACATCCTGAAGGACCTGATCGCCTCGGGCGCCATCCCCTCGACCGAGCTCACCATCATCAAGCGACAGGACGAAGGCCTCATCATCCGCAACTGCCACCGCATCAAGAACGGCCAGGACATCGAGCTCGGCAACTCCACGGCGCGAGACTTCTTCTTCCTCAGGCGCGGGGACGAGGAGGCGCTCCAGGAGACCATCTTGGATCTGGTCTCTCGGCGGTTCCCCGACTCATACAAGGCGGACCCCCTGAAAGAGGTCCAAGTCATAACGCCGCTCCGGGAGAAGACCGCACTTTCGTGCAAAGCGTTGAACGACCTCTTCCAGCAGCGGCTCAACCCCAGTCCGAAGATCGACGGGGTCCGGTTCAAGGTCGGGGACAAGGTGATCCAGACCAAGAACCAGTACGACCTCGACATCATCAACGGCGACATCGGCTACGTCCGCGATATCGACGCGCGGGAGCGGACGATCACGGTTGCGTTCGAGAACCCGGAGCGGGTGGTCCAGCTCCCGCTGCATCAGAATGACCTCGAGCTCGCCTACGCCATCACCTGCCACAAGTTCCAGGGCAGCGAGGCGCGGATCATCGTGGTCCCCATCCACCGCAGCTTCGGGCCTTTGATCATGCAGAGGCAGTGGCTGTACACGGCCGTGTCCCGTGCCCGCGAGGTCTGCGTGCTGGTCGGCCAGCGGGAGGAGATCCCCAAGATCATCCAGCGGAACGCCCCGCAGCACCGGTACACACGCCTCCAGGAACTGGTGCGATGACGGCGCCCGAACTTGTCGTGGCCATCGACACGCGGGAGCAGAAGCCGTATCGCTTCCCGCAGTCCCGCCGGCAGACGCTGCGCACGGGAGATTACTCGCTCTGCGGCCTGGAGGACCGAGTGGCCATCGAGCGGAAGCGCCTCGAGGAGCTGTTCACCATCACGGGTCGCGACCGGGAGCGCTTCGAACGGGAGCTCGAACGGATGGCCGAGCTGGACTACGCAGCCATCGTTATCGAGGCGGATCTGCCCCAGATCCTCCGGGGCGCTGCGTTCTCCCACGTCTCGCCCAAGGCGGTCGCTGCCAGCCTGGTTTCCTGGTCGATCCGGTACCGCGCCCACGTCTTCTTCGCCGGCGACCGCAGGCATGCCAACGCGCTGACGCGCCGCCTGCTGGAGAAGTACTGGCGCTACCACAGTGGAGGCGCGGATGCCGGACCGGGATGACCTCTGGAAGCGCTACAAGCAGGCGGTCCTGGAAAGAATCACGGACTTCTCAGTACTCTTCGAGGACCTCGCCAAGCAGCGGCCTTCCACCAACGGGTGGGTGACGGCGCTCTGCCCGTTCCACGAGGACAAAGACCCTTCCTTCGCCTTCAACCGCAACTCCGGCCAATGGTGCTGTTTTGCGGGCTGTGGCAAGGGCAGCGCCTTCGACTACCTCATGCAGACCTCCGGGTTGAGCTTCAAGGATGTCCTTCTCAATCTCGGCGACCGCCTGGGGGTGCCCCGGCCACAACCGGAGAAGCCGCCGCTCCCGCCGATCCGCGAGGCGCACATCAAGCAGTGGTCAGCCAACCTTTGGGCCAACGAGGAGGTATGCCGCTGGCTGCGGGAGAAGCGCGGTCTGGCGGACGCCACCCTCAAGAAGTATGAGATCGGCTGGGATCCGAAGCGCCAGCGCAACACTATTCCCATCCGGGACGAGCGCGGCAACGCCGTCAACGTCCGGCTCTACAACGCGAAGAAAGACCCGAAGATCATCAACTATACCGAGGGCCGCTACAAGTATGGCTCGCCTGCGCGGCTCTACGGTCTCGACGAGCTGGTCAAGTACCAGGGCAAGCAAGTCGTCTTGTGCGAGGGTGAGTGGGACCGCCTGATCCTCCAGCAGGAGGGATTCATGGCGGTGACCGGCACGCATGGGGCTGGAGTCTTTCGTCCAGAGTGGTGCGCCCACTTCCGGGGCAAAGACGTCGTCATCCTCTACGACTGCGACCGTGAGGGCCAGGCCGCAGCGCGGAACATCGTCCTGCGGGCGCTGAAGACCGCCGGTGCCAGCTCGGTCAAGAACGTCGTTCTCCCGCTCAAAGGCGACAAGGACGACAAAGACGTCACCGATTACTTCCACAAGCGCGGTCTCACGGCCGCCGATCTCCAGAAGCTCATCGACGAGACGCCGCCGCACTCCTACGAGGCGGAGGACCGGCCCGAGGAAGTGCTCCACTTGGAGTCCTTCACGGAAATCGAGCGCAAGGAACTGATCGATAAGAAAATCCGATGCGAGATCACCGTCTGCGGCGAGACCTCGGAGGCCTTCCATGCTGTCGAGGAGTTCCGCATCACCTTCTGCCCGCGCATGCAGAAGGGCGGCTGCTTCGAGTGCCGGGGCGCCATGGAGCCGGCCGTCATCCCCAGGAGCGCGCAGGAGTATATCGGCTCCTGCATGTCCACCAACGTCCAGCTCAAGGCGATGCTCCGCGAGTATGCCTGCAAGTACGGCCAGAAACCGAGTATCGAAATCCTGCGGCGGACTACGGTGAAGGAGTTCTTCTGCCACCAGCAGGTCAACCGCATCACCCAGACCCGCGACGAAACAGGCAATGTTGTCCAGGTGATCGACGGTAAGCAGCAAGAGCTCCTCGAGAAGCGCGTCTACTATCTCTCCAGCGAACACCCCAAACCTGGCAACTACTTGGCCACCGGATGGGTGAAGAGCCACCCGAAAACGCAACAGGTCACCTTTCTGATCGAGTCGCTGGAGCCGCTCGAGGACGACTTCGAAAGCTTCCGGGTCGAGGAGAACCTTCACCACCTGCGGGCCTTTCAGTCCGTCTCCTGGGCCGAGATGTTGGAGGACCTCACCGAGAACGTCACCCGCGTCTACGAGCGCGAGGAGATCCTGGTGGCCATTCTCCTCACCTACTGCTCTCCCCGCTGGGTGCCATTCAACGGCGAGATCATCCGTGGCTGGCTCGTCACCGTGATCATCGGCGATTCCGGCTCAGGCAAGACCCAGACGCACCAGCGGATCGCGGAGTTCATCAACGTCGGAGATTGCTTCTCGGGGCTGACCGGATCGCGCACGGGCCTGGCCTACGCCCTCGTCGAGCACAAGCAGAAAGGCTGGCAGGTCCGCGTCGGCCGCTACCCGGCGAACTCGCGGAAGATCCTCACGGTGGATGAGGCCCAGCACCTCCCCGACTGGGACTTGCGCACCATCTCCAAGGCGATGGAGGAAGGCTTCCTCCAGATCGACCGCGTGCAGTCGAAGGGCTACGAGAGCCAGACGCGGCTCATCATGATCGCCAACCCTAAGAAGGACCTGGTGATGGACAGCTTTTCCTTTGGCTGCGAGTCGCTCACCACGATCCTGCCGCCCACCATCATCCGTAGGACAGACATCGCGGTTTTCGCCAACTCCGGCGACCTCAAGGATCTGTCCTTCATCAACCGCAGGCGCGCCGAAGGAAACCGGCGGCGGATCACGCCTGAGATGCTGCGCGCGGTGGTCTATTGGGTGTGGAACCTGCGGCCGGAGCAGATCATCTTCACGGCCGAAGCCGAGGACTACTGCCTCAAGCGGGCCCAGGAGCTGTCGGAGCTCTACGGCTACGCCGTGGATGTGCCGCTGATCACGCTCTCCGATTGCCGGAACAACCTGGCGCGCGTGGCCGCCGCCTTCGCGGCGCTCCGGGTCTCGGCCGATGAGAGCTTCGCCCGGCTCGTGGTCCAACCCAGGCACGTCCACATGGCGGCGGAGTTCCTCTCGCGGCTGTACTCCCACGACAATTGCAGCCTCGACGACTATTCCGAGATTTGCCGAGCAAGCAGCCAGCTCGTGGACTACGACCAGATCGAGGGCGCCTTCCTCAAGAAGTGGGAGCGCGCCAAGCACGCCGGCGGCAACGACGACGCAGGCTACTTCCCGCGCCTGATCTTCATCCTCCGCGTCACGAAGGTCATCCGCCGTGACGACCTCGCCGAACAAGCTGGCTGCAGCGTGGAAACGGTAAAGCGCGCTGTTCGGTTGCTGAAGCGCTTCAACCTGCTCGACACGACGCGGGACGGCTACGTGAAGAAGCCCAAGTTCAACAAGTTCCTCCGGCGGTTCGTGCGGAAGCACCCGAAGTTTCTGGAGGACGGAGGCTGGGGGTCAGGTTCAAACGCATTGGAGGACAAGGACTTAGATGCGATTTCGACCGAAACCTGACCCTCGAAACGAAATTTGGAGGCCACCCTTTACACGAGCCATGGGGCTGCTGTTGTGGGTGGACTTCGAAGGGCCGTCTCCGGGGTCAGGTTGGGTGCCAAATCTAAGCTAACTCCTTGCGGCAGAAGGCATTTGAACCTGACCCCCGGGATTGGGCGGGACAAAGGATGAACCTCAGAGATCTCGCCAACGACACGGCCGAGGTTGGACGCGCGGTCGGCGCACTGACAGCGAGGCCGGGGCCAACGCCGACAGCCTCACGCACGCCGAGAGCACCCGGGTGTGAGGTGGTTGTTCGTCGCACGGCGGTTCCTGGCGATCGCGCAGGTCCGCAGGTCGAGCCATACCTGTTTCCCAGAAACGGGGACCAGCCCTTCACCGAGAAAGTCTCGCCCGCAGCCGTAGCCAAGGTAGACGCCATTCGCGAGCAGGCCCTTGCGCTCGGTTGGAGCGAGAGAGGCCTCTACCAGAATCGGGGGCAGTTCCGCTTCCCCTACGGCGAAGACTACGGCCTCGTCTGTTTCATTGGCGATGCGCAACGCATCGGCGAGGTGACCAAGCAGTACATCGAGATCATCAGCCCTCCCCCAAGGGAAAACCGCCTGCGGTTCTATAACCCGGACGCGCCTCAGCCCTGGAGGGCAGCTTGCTTGTCCCCTTCCGCCAGTGGCAGGGGCCTTTCCCTTGTGATAGAGAAGTCCAGACGAGCGCCGGGACGCTCGTGAAACTCCTTCCCGCAGCTTTCGGGCTACACCTGTCTTCCCATGCCGAACGGAATCCCACTGTACACAGCCGAGGGCGAGTTAAGCGACTGGATCAGCGAACAGCGCCTGGCGCGGCTCCAAGCCGCCGGCCTGATTGCTCGCGTCGTGCGCCATCGAAAGGGGCACATCAACCGCGCCATCCTGTTCCGCCGGCCCAACGAGGGCCGCGCCGCAGAGTTGAAGGATTACCTCGGCACCCGCTACAGCTTCCGGGAGCACCTGGATAACGGGTATCTGTGCTGGCGGCTGCGGCGGCTGGGGCGCGGGGATGAGCTGCGGCCGATCTTCCTGGCGGTTGTGGCCGAGTGCATGGTCGCGCCATGAAGGCGAAGCGCAAAGGCAGCGTGGGTGGCAAGTGGATCGCGATCCAGCGCGGCCTGTTGAAGCGCGAACTACGGTGGCCGAGGCCCGCGGGGTCCTCGGAGGCGCCTCGCGGCGGCGGGTGGCTAGGTGGCACGCTGCGGCCACCGATAGCGCCCGAATTCAGGTTGACAGGTTGACAGTTTGGTTGACAGGGCACGGACATGGCTGAGACCTTCGCTGTAGAGGCGCGGTCGTTCGGGAAGATCGCCGTGCCGACGCCAGGTACGCCGGTGAGAGTCACGAGCGACGTGAATCTGCGGGCCGTCCGGCTGCGGTTCGCTGTGGCGATCGGCGAGACGGGGCGGGTGTTCCTGGGCGTGCAGGGCATGAACAAGGCCACTGGCGCCGGGGTGATCAAAGAGTTCTGGCCCACCGGAGCCGGCGGTGGCATCGCCGACGAGCTGGTATTGGAGTCGGCGAACGGCCTCAGGCCGGCGGACTATTACGTCGATGCCAACGTCGCCGGCGAGGGCCTGATCGTGGCCTACTGGGTGCCCACGCCGTACTGGGGAAGCTGAACTCGATGATCCGTGAGCTGCGGATCTGGTGGCGGCTGCGGCCGCTGATTGACGAATTCAAGGAGCTGACCAAGATGCGATTCTCGGTGAACGTTGCCATTCAGATGCTGGCGCTGGTGGCCCAGGGCGTCAACGCGACGCAGGACCTGTTGCCCGGGCGGGGGAAGTTCTGGGCCATGGTGGTGCTGTCGGCGGTGCAGGGTGTCACAGCAGTGCTGGCGCACTTCGCCAATCCCGACGGCACGCCGGCCGAGGCGCCCTACATCAAGAAGTGAATCTCGATCTCGACATCGAGCGCTGGCCGGTTGAGCGGCTGATTCCCTTCGCTCGGAATCCGCGCACGCACTCTGACGAGCAGGTAGCTCAGATCGCCGCCTCGATCGTGGAGTTCGGCTGGACGAATCCCGCCCTGGTGGGTGCGGATGGTGTGATCATTGCCGGGCATGCGCGCCTCGCCGCCGCGCGGAAGCTGGGCCTCACGGAAGTCCCGGTGATCGTGCTGGGGCACCTCAGCGAGGCGCAGCGGCGGGCGCTCATCATCGCCGACAACAAGCTGGCCCTGAACGCCGGCTGGGACGAGGAACTCCTGCGCGGCCTGCTTAGCGAGCTGCGCGAGGACGACTTCAACCTGGACCTGCTGGGCTTCTCCGACGAGGAGCTGGATGCGTTGTTGACGGAGGCGCCTGACCTCCCCGAGGGCCTCACCGATGAGGACGCCGTTCCCGAGCCACTCGAGGAGCCGGTGTCCAGGCGCGGTGATCTGTGGATTCTCGGCGAGCACCGCCTGCTCTGCGGCGACTCGGCCAATCGAGAGGACGTGGACCACCTGGTGACCGGCGAAACGGTGGATCTCGCCAACACCGATCCGCCGTACAACGTGCGGGTGGAGCCGCGATCGAACAACGCCATCGCCGCCGGACTATCTTCGTTCGGTGGCCTTCAGCATCATCAGAGTTTCGACCTGCATCGCGGCGCCTCGAAGGCGAAACGCACGACCAAGAAGCTGCGGCCCAAGGATCGCGCGCTGGCCAACGACTTCATGAAGGACGCCGACTACGACGTCTTGCTGCGGCAGTGGTTCTCGAACCTGGCGGCGGTGCTCAAGCCGGGTGGCGCCTTCTACATCTGGGGAGGCTACGCCAACTGCGCCAACTACCCGCCGGCGCTGGCTGAGTGCGGGCTGTACTTCTCGCAGGCCATCATCTGGGTCAAGGAACACCCGGTGCTCACGCGCAAGGATTTCATGGGCAACCACGAGTGGTGCTTCTATGGCTGGCGCGAAGGCGCGGCGCACTGGTTCAACCCGGAGATCAAGAACGCCACCGACGTGTGGAGCGTCAAGAAGGTCAACCCGGCGGCGATGGTGCATCTGACGGAGAAGCCGGTGGAGCTGGCGGTGCGGGCGTTGACGTATTCGTCACGGCCGAACGAGGTCGTTTTGGACCTGTTCGGCGGGTCCGGAAGCACGCTGATCGCAGCCGAGAAGCTGGGGCGCCGGGCGCGGCTGATGGAGATCGATCCTGCTTACTGCGATGTGATCATTCGGCGCTGGCAGGATTACACGGACAAGAAGGCGGTGCTCGATGGTGCAGGCCGCAGCTTCGAGGAGATTGCGGATGAGCGACGGCCAGTACCAGCGTGAGATCGAGCGCTGCCGGCGGGAGATCGCGGAGATCGAGGGCCTGCTTCGTACTGGTCACCCTGACGTGGAAGGGCTGTGCCTGGCGCTGGCGGACTGGAGCGCGGAGATGCGGTTGCTGGAGGAAGAGAAAAGCCGCCGGGCGGCGAACCCGGCGGCGGAGGGGTGAGGCATGAGGATGGAGCTACTCGGTGAGGAAGTACACGCCGGCGCCGTCGTCGCGCTTCACTCGAGTGATCTTGTGCCCCATCTTCTTGGCCAACGTGCCCGACAGGAAGCCGCGCACGGAGTGCGGCTGCCAGCCGGTGACGGACTGGATGTCAGCCAGCGTGGCGCCCTCCGGCCGGCGGAGCAGCTCGATGATCTGCGCCTTCTTCGTGCCCTCGCGGGCAATGGCGTCCTTCCTCGAGCGGGCCTTCTTCGGCGCGCCCTGGGCGCCCCGTTCGCCACTGGTGGCCGTTTCTGCGGGGGCCGGGGCTAGGCGCTGGATGGCCCGCCAGATCCGGGCCACGGCCGTCTTGCGGTCGGTGAACTTGCGCACTGGTTTCAGATCGTCGAAGGGCACTACGCCGGCAAAGCCGTTCCAGATCTCGACGAGCTGGCCGAGGCCGAGTGGGCTTGAGTTCAGTTCTGTCTCCGACGTTACGACCAGACGCGGCTCGCTATCAGCGGCGGCCGCCACGGCCTGTTTGGCTTCAGCCACCGTCGGGTAGGCGGTGACGTTGGTTTCAACAATCGCGAATGCTTTCATACTGGGTTTCCTCCTTGGGGATTGGTTCCACGCGGGTGGTCATAGCAGGGACACTCATCGCTCGGGTTGCAGGGAAAAGCAAGCAGATTCCGACATCTCGATCTGGCGACGTTTCAAACAGATGCGGGCAGGAATGATCCAGCGTGGCTGAAGCGCGCCAACTAATGAGCCAGGCCGAGTACTCCCGGCACCGCGGCAAGAGCCGCCAGTACATCAGCCGGCTGGTCAAGGCCGGCGTGCTGGTGATGCGCGGCGGGAAAGTCGATGTCGCCGCTTCCGATGCCGTGCTCGATGATCGGCCCGAGCCGGTCGCGGAGAGAGTCGCTGCGGCGCCTGCCGAAGTTGCCTCCGGCGTCACAACCTACGCCCAAGCCAAGACCGCCGACATGGTCTTCCGGGCCAAGCTACGCAAGCTCGAGCACGACGCGCGGGTGGGCAAGCTCGTTGAGGCCGACGTGGTCAAGCAGCGCTGGGCGTCGATCCTGGTCGAGCTCAAGGAGCGAATCCTGGCGGTGCCCGACAAGCTGGCGCCCGAGGTCACGGCGCTCACCGACGAGCGTCAGGCGCGGGAAGTGCTGAAGCGCGAGATGCACGCGCTCCTCAACGCGCTGCGCGAGGTGGTCCAGTATGCGCGTTGAGGAGATCCAGATTCTGGCGGCCGACGTACTGGTGCCGCCTCCGGATCTGACGGTTTCGGAGTGGGCGGATCAGAACGCCAGGTTGAGCTCGGAGTCCGCGGCCGAAAAAGGCGAATGGCGCACCGACCGGGCGCCCTACCAGCGGGCCATCATGGACGCCGTCAGCCCTTCTCATCGGGCTGAGACCGTGGTTCTGATGTGCGCTGCGCAGATGGGCAAGACGACGATGCTCTCGCACTTCATCGGCTACATCATCGACCTTGATCCCGGCCCGATCCTGCTGGTCCAGCCGCGCGAGGTCGATGCGGAGGCCTTCTCGAAGGACCGCCTGGCGCCCATGCTGCGTGACACGTCGTGTTTGCACGGCAAGGTGGCGGAGGCGCGCTCGCGCGATTCGAACAACACGATCCTGCACAAGAAGTTCCTGGGTGGCAGCATCACGCTGGCCGCGGCCAGCTCGCCGGCGGGCCTGGCCATGCGCTCGATCCGCTACTGCCTACTGGACGAAGTGGACCGCTATCCGGCCAGCGCCGGCAGCGAGGGTGATCCGGTCAACCTGGCCATCACGCGCACGGCCAACTTCTGGAACCGCAAGATCGTGCTGTGCTCGACGCCGACCATCAAGGGCGCTTCGCGGATCGAGGCGGCATACCTCGAATCAAACCAGCAGAGCTACTGGGTCCCCTGCCCGCACTGTACCCAGTTCCAAGTGCTGGGCTGGGACAACTTGGTGTGGCCCAAGGGTGAGCCCGGGAAGGCCGAGTATCGCTGTGAGCACTGCGCGAAGCTGATCGGCGACTGGCAGAAGCACTGGATGCTCAAGCACGGCGAATGGCGCGCAGCGCATCCCGAGCGCGAGGTGGCGGGCTTTTGGATCAACGGCCTGTACTCGCCTTGGCGGAAGTGGGGTGCGCTGGCCAAGAAGTTCCTGGCCGATCGCCGCTCGCCTGAGACGTTGCGCGAGTTCGTGAACACCGTGCTGGCCGAGCCGTGGGACGACGAGGCCGAGACGAGCGTGGACATCTCGACCGTCATGGCCCGGCGGGAGCACTACCGGGCACCGGTACCGTACGGTGCTGCGGTGCTCACGGCCGGTGTCGATGTACAGAAGGACCGCTTGGAGCTCGAACTGGTCGGTTGGGGGCGCGGTGAGGAGTCGTGGTCGATCGAGTACCGTGTGCTGCCGGGCGATCCCACTGGAGCAGCGGTCTGGCAGGAGCTCGATTCGTATCTGGAGCGGCGCTGGCCGCATGAGGCCGGCATTTCATTGCCGATAGCCGCGTGCGCGATCGACTCCTCCTACGAGTCGCAGGCGGTCTAC